TTTTTTAAAACTCATTTAAAACTCCTATTGAAAATTTGCAACCATAACTATTCTTTTATCATGTATATCTGGAGATTCTTGATAATGTGCTAACTTGCCATCAAACATAATTACATTATCTTCTTTTGTATTAGAATAAATTTTTTCTTTATTTTCTCCTATGACTAATGTTCTACCTTTAGAAAATTTATTTAAGTATACAATAACTACCTTATGCGGTAAGTTTAAATCTGTATGAGGTATACTTTCTTTAATCTGACTATGCATTGTTAAATTTATATTCATACGATACATAACTTCAAAATCTATATTATTGTAATCTAGTATTTCTTTTAACGCAAAATAACACTGCTCAAAATAAGGTGAAGTACTTACAGGTATGGCAGGAACTTTTTTATCTTCAATTTCATGTACTTGTCTGCTTAAAAGACTATGACTAAAAAAACTAATATCTTTATTTTTAGAATCTGTTGTTTTATCAAGATAAAACCAAGGTAGATAAGGACCCAATATTAATTCTTTTAAATTTTTATATTCTTGAGTTATAGGATTTTTCAGTTCGGTAATCATCTATATGGATATCCTAAATTCCAACACACTAAGGAGTGTCGTATTCCTTTTGTTACTGGTTTAACTCTATGCCAAACAAAAGAAGGAAAAACAATCACACTACCCTTTTGTCTTACTTCTTCGCATATTCTTGGTTGTGAACCTTCATCTGTATTTCTAAAATCAAACTCTAAATCTCCACCTTCGTATTCCTCAGGGTCAGTAAGAGATACAGTCATACTTAATTTTCTTAATTTACCATGCGCATTTTTATTATTTGGCTCATCATAAGGTTCTTCATATGAATCACAATGCCAATCATAATATTGACCAACTTTATATTCAGTAAATTGACAAGCTTCACTATAATCCCAATCAAAGTTCCAACCAGCATTATAATTTGCTTGATGTATATAAGGTTGTATTTCGTTATATATCCACCTATCAGACATCCATACAACATCTGATTTTCTTTTCTTTTGAATATTTTTTAATTGTTCTTTTGTAGGTTTGTTTTTATTATTGCTTCCTGTAAGAGCTATCTCTTTATTTTGTTCTTTACCGTAACGCACTATGTCGTCGCATATTCTTTCTGGTATGGCAGATTTAAAATACCAATAATACCATTTAAGATTCATAATCTTTTCCTATGTTTTTATATTTTTCTATAACAGAAGGAAGTAAATAATCCTCTATTGGATATGGTTTCTTTTCTATTTTATCTGTTCTTATTGTGTGTAAATCTACATCACCAAAGATAGAATCATCATATTGTACACCTTGTATTTCAAATTGTTTTAAGTTTTTATATGTATGTTCAAACTTAGGTATATTAAAAAAGTTATAAATGTTATTAACAACATTTTTAGGATTGTCTATTAATTGATTATAAGTGATAAATAAATGTTCATAATTTTTTCGTACAAAGGGGATTTGATTAGCAGCATTTCCTAAAGCACCTGTTTCTATATTCATGTAATATTCTGCAGTTGCTTCGGTATCCTCTTTTTTAATTTTATATGCTTTACATAACGAAGCTAAACACTCTAAAGGATTTCTATACAGAATTAAAAATTTAATTTTTTTATCAAAATACTTTTCTAATAATTCAAGGTTACCATCTGAACCCCAATTACATCTATTAATAACATATTTTGTTCCAAATGTTTCAGAATAAGTATAGAATGATTTTTTAATAACATTATCTAAAGAATCATGATGAGGAAAGTTTTGCTGTTGAGTAATTTCGTTATTTGTTTTTATTAAGTCAAGTTGGTAAATAATTTCAGTAAGAGGACTGTTAGCTGTAAAAGTTATATCTGGATTTTGATTTAAAATACTACCAAGTAAAGTATTACCGGCACGATGTAAATTTATACAAAAATATAATTCCATAATATAATTTATTTATAATACTTAAATTAAATCCAATCGCCAGATTTTTTTAAGTTAAATACAGTTCTTAAATCCCAAACACTTGATGCTGCAAAATTGCCAAAAGGGTCGTTAACAGCAACAAATCCAGAGCCACCTGCACCAGGATATCCAAAAGATGAAGGAGAAGGACCATAAGCGCCTCCGCCACCGCCGCCGCCTCTATTCGCAGTACCAGCGGTTGCTCTCAAATCAGGTTCTGAACCACTTCCATATCCCGTACCACCAGTTCCTCCAGGTCCAGGAGCACCTCCTTCGTTCTGCGGAGCTACCAGAGTGCTATCACCTGATGCTCCTCCACCACCATCTGCATAAGCTACTGCTGAACCTGTAATAGAAGAAGTTACGCCTTGTCCGCCTCTTCCTCCAGTAACATTATTAGGATTTCCTTTTTGACCAGCTTCACCTGCACCACCTCCACCTACAGCACAACCATAGTTTGATGTTGGATTTCTAGCAAGACCAGAAGGATAACCTTGATTAGCTGTTCCTAAACCACCTTCTGCACCAACACTATACCAAATACCAGCTCCGCCACCTGAACCTCCGTCTTGGCCAAGCTGACTACCACCAGCAGGTTCTGCTGGTTTAGTATAAGCAAACCTATTACCACCTCCGCCACCAGCAGCTGAGACAATAGGTCCAAAACTTGAATCATTTCCAGGTCTCCAAGTCCCATTACCACCTGCTTGGGGTCCGCCTGCTCCAACTACAACAGGTATTGTTGAGCCTGAGGTAACAGTTAAAGCTGGTTCTGCAGAAGCTCCTCCTCCGGATGATTCTCCAGGAGTTGAGTTACGAAAACCTCCTGCGCCTCCGCCTCCGCCAATTCTGCCTCCACCACCACCACCAGCAACTACTAAATAAGTTACTGAGGTTGTTTTACCAGGTACCACATAGTTACCGCTTGAATTAAAAGATGTTACCTTTACAGAAAAAACAGGGGCTTGCTCTACTCCGATTTGTCTTGAATTTCTTCTTATGATAGACATATTATTAAACCTCGTTCCATTGTAAATTAGTATCGTCCCAAACGTAATCAGTTTCTGTTACAGGGTCAGTACTATCGTTAAATGTTCTACCTATCCATCTTAAATTATCTTCGTCCCACTCTGCGTTAGCTCTCAAACCACCTATGTCTGTTGTATTTGGAAAAGTTACAGGTGGTTGCCAATCATCATTTGAATCTAGAGACCAAGATGGGTATGGTTCTAATTCTATGAATTTATCTTTACTTGCATCGTAAAAATGACCAATTCCAGCAAATAGTTTTCTAAAATTAAGATTATAGGAAGTTTGTTTCCAAGCAATACCATTTTCTAAGTGTGGAACAATGGATGATACAAATGTTTCTGCGTCTGGGTCTAAGTCGCCACCATTAGCATCTACATCCTCATTGGATATTACTACTACTCGTATTACTTCGTTTTCGTTATTAAGTTCTGCAAAGTGAGCCATATTTTAACCCCTTAAGCATCATCTAAAATTTCACCAGATATTGTGTATTCTAAATCACTATTAGCACTAGCTGATAAGTTCAACAAATCTGTTTCATCTAGGTATAATTGAGAGTTTTTATCTATGACCACTAAAGTTGATTTTGCAGGCACTGCAACACCTGCAGCTATATTGTAATAGTTAGCACCGTCAGTGGTTGATGCTTTTATTGTTACATCAGCTGAGTTTGTACCATCTATATTTGCTATTACTATTGTGTTTATTTTATAGACTTTATCCGCAGGGACATCTATAACATCAACATTTGAAGTTGTTACTGAACCATTTATTAAGAACGGTGTAACACTAGTTACGTTTACTAAATTTGGGGTTGCCATTTATTTCTCCTATATTATCCGAATATTAAACTAAAGGCTATGGCTCTGCCATTAGTTGCTACTCTGTTTGTATTTTCAAGTAATGCACCTGTTACTGTTACGCCTGTTGAGGTTGTGGCTAGTTTTACTGCGTTGTCGTAATAAAGATTTACAGCACCATTACTAATAGCTCGTACCATATAATCAGTACCTGCATTACCTGTAAGCTGTATTTCTGAACCATTAGTTTGAATCTCTAAATCGCCAGTTCCCGCTTCTTTAATAACGCTATAAGTATCATTATGATAAATCTGTAAATCTGAACCTGCTCCAAAAGTAATTTTTTGACTATCAGGTAATGTTATACCATGTGAAAAATCAAATTCATCATTAGTAGCATTCCAAAGAATTGTAGCATCATTTGAAGCATCTACTGCATCTTGAAATGTTAACCCAGAACCATCTGCTGTTGCTGATGAATCACCTGTTGAATAATTGACTGTGATATTTTTATCTTCAACATTCAACGTTGCTGTTTCTAATGTTGTTGTGGTACCTGTAACTTGTAAATTATCTATTACAAGAGTATCACCACTTGGAAATTCTTTTATTTGCTGACTTGAACTATCAACTATAAGTGGATATCTATTAGCCATCTTAACTTACTCCTACTGAAATATTTGCACTATTTCTATCTACAACAGTTAATGTTGCATTTGAAATAGAAACACTTGTGTTTGCTGAGCGGCCGAAGACTGTTAATGATGTAGGTACATTGGTTAATGCACTGGATGCAACAACACCAGAGGAATTAATTACCTCGGTGCTTCCCATGTTTAGTCCATTTTTGACTACGAAATTTTTACTTGTTGCCATTCGATTTCACTCTCCATCGATTGTTATTATACTATTTATACAGGAATTGCACTCGAAATGACTTTTACTGTCATATTTGTTGCACTTCCTGGTGTGATTTGTAGTAATATGTTACCACTTGAAATTGTAGCATCGAATGTACCAAGTGAAGCATTATCAAATAATGTTCCATATTCTGTAATATAAACAGTTGAACCATCATG